AAAATTATCAGAGGGTAATAAAAGATGACCATAACCAATAGTAGAAAAACCCAAGCTATCGGAATAGACAGTATCCCTAAACCCTTCATGTTCTTTAATTCGCTGCTTAATTTCTTCCATATGTTATTCTTCCAATGATTTAATATATTGATGAATTTTATCATAATAAAGCAAGTGAATATTGGTGTGGAGGTAATACCCACTTGCCAAAGTTTTATATCATTTTTTAAACCAAGATGGTAGCCCTAGATGTGGTCTTTTATCAAACAAATTTAATTCAGAACCTTTAGTTTTTTTATTATTATAATGTAAAAATACTTGGCAACATTGATTACCTTTAAACTTTTCTCTCCAATGCTCTAATTCACAACCAGAATAAACCAACATATCTCCAGGTTTTAAAGATACTTTAATTCCTTTTAATCCCTCTTTACCAGATGGTTCTAAATATATATCCCAATGATCTCCACCTAAATTCATAGTAGTAGATATTTCACAACTGAATCTATCTTTGTGTCTTTTAAGTTCATCACCTTTTTTATATATTCTGGCATAAGTATAAGATGGTTGAAGTTTTAATCCTGTTGATTTCTCCATAATTGGTTGGCATTTTAACATTAAAGTTTCCATAACTATATTAGAATAGTGAGAATATGTATTTGGTATCTGCTCATTTGCATCTTCATAATGACCTATAATATTTTCATAAGGAGAAAAGTATCTATGTTGAATACAAGTATCATAAACTTGTTTTTGCATAAGAAAATAATTGTAAATAAATAAAGCTAAATCTTTATCAATAGCTTTTCTAATTATTGTATATTTGTTTTTCTTAAACATCTTTAGTCATTTCCTTTGGTACTGCCTGAATGTTCCAATGTATAAATCTAAAAGGTTCTATTCCATAATCTACAGAAAATTCGTGTTCTAAATATCCTGGAAAAAATACAAGTGTTCCTGGCTTTGGTTTAAAATGTACCAATTCAGTTCCATTAAATATTCCAGAATGAGATTTCATTTTTAATTTTGTAGCTCTTGCACCTGTTCTTGGTTCGTGAAAAACGGGTTTTGAAGTTTTATCAGAACACTTTAAAAAATAAAATCCTGATACGTGTTGATTCCAATGCACGTGTGCTGAATGATGACCTCCACCTTTTTTAGCAAATTCTTGTACCCACATCTCACTAAACATAGTAGTATATTGTTGCATATCAAAACCTTGATGATCTAAAAACTCCCAAGACTTTAGACCAATATAATTTCTAAAATCTAAGAAATCATTGTCCATTGTAAGTGGTGTTGAGTGATGTGATATTCCAAAATCACCCCATTCTTTGATATGATCTTTGTTTTTATTTCTAGCTTCTTTAATATATTTGTTAGATGCTTTGTTTAAGGATTTAACAAACTCTGGTTTATCTTCAATCCATATTGGTGTTTTAAAATATTCTAATATATGCATATTATTTAAATGGATAACCTAAATTCCAACACACTAGGCTATACCTTACTCCTTTTGTTACTGGTTTAACTCTATGCCATACAAATGATGGAAATACAATAATACTTCCTTTAGGCAATATTTCTTTTGCTTTTCTTAAATGTTTAGCTTCTTCTCTCATGTGTGGGTCATAGTTTCTAAAATCAAATTCTAGTTCTCCACCTTCATATTCTGAACCATCAGTTAGCTGACAAGTCATAGATAGTTTTCGAATTTTATTATGTTCATTTGTATTAGGTTTGTCATAAGGTTTATCCCAAGAATCACAATGCCAATCATAATATTGATTTTGTTTATATTTTGTAAATTGACAAGATTCAGAAAAATTCCATTCAAAGTTCCAACCTGCTTTTTGATTAGCCTTATGAATATAAGGGTGTATTTCTTTGTATATCCAATTATCAGATAACCAAACTAAATCAGAGTTTCTTTTGCGTTTCATATCTTTAATTTGATCTTTAGTTAATTCTTTATCTCCATAATCAGTTGTTCTAGCTATTGATTCTGATTTTGATAACCCATATTTAATAATGTCATCACATATTCTTGGTGGTATTGCAGATGTAAAGTACCAATAATAATTAGATATATTCATAAGTGATTGTTTGTATAAAATTTAAACTCTCTTTTTGATTGTTAGTTATGTAATACATATTAGTTGATGGAAACATAATAAACATATTATTTTTAAGTTCTATGTCCCAACTTCTACCTTTTCTTCTATTATCATCATAATGTATTTTAACAAAACAATTATTAGTTTTTAAACCATATAGCAATGTATAGTCTGGAGAGTTACGCAGATCAACTGAATCAATATTTAATAAAGGAATACTTGTTTGATTAGGCTTGTAGATATTTCCCCAAGTTCTTTTATTAATTAATTGAAAACCATATTCTAAATTTATATGATCTCTTATATAAGTATTTAACATATCCCAAGTTCTTGAAAATGGAAATTGTTTATTGGTAAATGATGATTGTAAAATATCGTTGGTAAGTTTTTCTTGGTCTATCTCAAAACCTTTAGGCATTGAAACATAACCATAATATAAATCAATTTGTGATAAAGTATTTTTTTTGATTTCCACACCAAACATAAAATATTATTATTAATAATTTGTCAAATCCCAAGTTTGATTATCTTCATTCCAAACATATTTCCAATTATGAGTGGGTGGTGTTATAATATTTCCATCAGCATCTTTTGTAGCTGTATTTTGATCTTGTTGTTCTTGAGTTAAAGCAGGTGCATCACCAATAGGTGATTTCCAACTAGCAGTTGTTAAATCTTTTACCCATGATGGATAAGGTTTTTTAGGCCAAAATATTTCATTATCTTCGTCCCAAGTATAACCAATCCCTGCATAATTTCCTCTAAAAGGAGTTCCACCATTTCTATGTTGATTAGCAAATGTGTTGTAAGAAGTTTGAATCCATAATTGTGATGCCCAATTATTATGTGTTTCTAAATATTGTTGTCCAACAATTTCATCTTCTATTCCATCAGCATTTAACATATCTGAATTATTTAATGTTAATACTTGAAGAACTTTTCCATTTAATCCTATTTTTGCAAAATGTGCCATAATTTTTACCTATTGAAATTTGTACCTTATTATTACTATACCAGAACCACCTGCTCCAGCTTGTGCTATGCTACTTCCAGATGGGCCTCCTGCACCACCTCCTGTATTAGCTGTTCCAGCATTTCCTGCACCACTATTTACACTATCTCCACCTCCACCAAGTCCACCAAGACCTGGTACACACCAACAAACACCTCTTGGGCCACCTCCTCCACCACCAGAGAAATAATAATATCCACCAGAGCTTTCACCTGAAGTTCCAAATGCAGTTGGTACTCCTGCACCATCTCCACCATCTCCACCTACACAACCATAACTAGGGTGTTTTGATTCTCCAGCAACTATAGCACCTCCACCACCAGAAGAAGAGGGACAACCACTTCCAATACCACCTGGTTGTCCTTGAGGAGGACTAACAGAAGGTGTATTACCTGAACCACCAGGATTACCAGAAGTTCCTGATGTACCACCACCTGAACCACCATCAGACCCTGAAGCACCACCTCCTCCACCACCTCCTCCTCCTCCAGAAGATGTAATTCCTATTGCTGTTGAATTTGAACCAGAAGTTCCTGGTGTTGAACCTGAACTTGAACTTGCTCCACCACCTCCTACTGTAATTGGATAACCTTGTACTGAAACTGGTAAAGCTGAAACACAACTAATTAAAGGAGAAGCTGGAGAACAACCAACTGTATAAGTTCCTGAAGAAGCTCTAAAACCTCCTGCTCCACCTCCACCACCAGAATCAAATCCTGCACCTGCTCCACCTGCTACTACTAAATAATCAACTTCTGCTAATGGTCCTGAACCTGCTGATACACAAAATGTACCTGGACTTGTAAATGTATGAATTTTATAATCTCCAGAAGTTGTTATTGTTCCTCCTGTTGCTGTAACAAAAGCTGCAGTTTGAGCTGTTGAAACATCTGTTGATTCATTTACTACTAACCAACCTTTTGTTCCATCAACATAAACAAAAGTTTTTGATGTACCATTTATAGAATATGTTGGATTATCTCCAGTATCGCCTCCTATTGGAGAACCATTTCTTGCAACTGTTAAATTATTAGTTTCAAAAGTATAAGCATAGTCTTTAACACTTACAATATCACCAGCTGAAGGAGAAGCTGGTAAAGTTAAAGTTATAGCAGTAGAAGTAGTATTAACAAAATAACCATTTCCAGATACTGCTGTAAAGTTTCCTGTTTTAGCTGTTGTGTCCCAATCTACTGTACCTGTTCTTCCCTCAACACTTGCAAAAGATAAATTTCCACAACCATCTGTTACTATAGCTTGACCAGAAGTTCCATCTGCTGTTGGAAAAGATAAACCACTAATAATTACTTTTCCTGTTCCATCAGGTGTAAATGTAATATTACCATTTGAAACTGAAACTATATCATTTCCATTAACATTTAAATCTCCACCAAGATCTGGAGTTGTATCTCCCACAATATCAAAAACAACTGTGCTATCTAACCAATTAACTGTGTTAGCTGAATAGTCAAATTGTGCTAAAGATATGTCATCTGTTCCGTCAAAAAATTTTAGTGTTGGATTTGTTGCGTTGGTTACATCTAACCAAACAGTTCCAGCAACTGCTGAACTTGGTCTTGAAGTTCCTGAATTAGATGTATTGATAGCCTCTAAAGTAGAATTTAGATCTGTTCTAAAACTAGGAAATGTTTGATTTTGAATTAAATAATCACCTTGTGCCATAATGTTTATATACTCCTTTTAAAAGCCTTTTGCAATATAATCAAATGTTCTTGATACTATAGTATTTGATGAATTTTTAAAAGTAACATCAAAAGAATCAACAGCTTTATTTTCAACTATAAAATAATCTCCTGTAGCCATATCTTCTGCTGTAATTCCAACTGCATAATTAACAGTTTTAAATGGTAATGTAAATGTTACAGTTTTAGTTGATGTTCCTGATACTATATCATTTCCACTAAATATTCTATCAGGCATATCAATCGTTACTGTTGCTTGATTTACTACAGGTGTTGTTACTCCATCTCTTGAAATTAGAAGTAATCTAAATTTAAGGTATCTTGCAGTATAGTCCCCAATTACAAAGTTTTTAAAAGCAGTATAAGTTACATTATCATCACTTATAGCTATTTCTAAATGAGCATTTGAGTTAGATGGAGAATCGCCATCAAATGAACCTGATTTAGAATCAAACAATCCACTTTCAGAATCAAATAATTCACTTGGGTTTTCTGCAAATTGTGCAAGAGTTGCTGTAACCCTTGATGTATGAACTGCACCTATATCAATAACACTTGCAAAATCATAAATTCCATCAGAAGCTAAGTTAGTTAATCTGACAGCATTATCAGATAATGTTAAATTTGTTTTTGTTCCAGAAAATGTAGGGTGTTCTGATTGTGTGGCAATAGCATTAAAATTACCAATCGTTGCTACATTAGTTGCAATAATAGTTTCATTAATTGAGAAATTGCCTAATTTATCGACTGATTTGATACAATAGCTACCGACACGTGCTGGAACTACGATTGAAGTTGCTGGTCTTGATACTTTCTCAACCAATGATACCGAGTTCTGCCAAGTTGCACCACTTGTTAATGTTGAGTATCTAATTTGATAATAAGCAAGGTCTAAGTCTGGTATTTGTTCCCAAGATAAATGTGCTTCTCCATTAATGATATTACATGAAAAATCTTCAACATCAGATGGTGGGTCAATAGCACCAATTATAGTTCTTTGTGCTGTTACATAAGTTGAAGATGTACCTAAACTTGAAACTGCCTTAACTCTTACATCATAAGTATTTTGGTCAATTACATTTAAGACTCTGTGATTTAATCCTGAACCTTGTGCATAAATAATATAATTTGAATCTGAACTTAATTTATATTCTACTTGGTAAAAATCTACAAAGCTATCTGGACTTGCACCAATAGTAACATCTAAAGCTACAATAACT